TCACCGGATCGGCACCCGCGCCGTCAGGCGTCCCCAGATCGCGACGAGGCCGCCGATCACCCCGCCCAGGGCGGCGAGCGTCTCCAGAACGTGCCCCTGGCCGGCCGCATCGAGCCCCGCCGCCGGGCCGAGCACCGGCAAAAGCGCTGCCGCCACCGCGATCAGGCCGCCCCACACCGCCTTCGAGGCGAGCGCCGGCTTGCCCGCAACCGGCAGGTCGTCGGTCGTCGTCGCCCCCTCCCCCGTCGCCCTCTCCGCCGTCATCGCCTCCTTCATCGCCCCTTCCGCCGGCCCCGCCGCGGCCACCGCCGCTACCGGTTCGGCAGGGCGCGGCACCGAGGGCGGCGAGGCCGCCGGCTGCGGCACCGAGGGCACCGACGGCGGCAGGACCGTCGGCCAGGACATCGCCGCCGCCGGCAGCGCACCCCCCGCAAACATCGCCCGCTCCTCCGCCCGCCGGCGCGTCAGCCCGGCGAGCACCCGCCCGCCCGCCTTGTTCCAGCGCCCGAATTCGGCCGCCGCCTTGGCGCGGTCGCCGGCGTTCAGCGTCTTCAGGATCGTCGAGCGCGCCAGCGCCCCCTCGCCGACATTGAAGGCGAAGGAGACGAGCGCATCGAACTCGCCCTGCGACAGCGCCACCGTCACGAGCCGCGCCACCGCCGCCTCGAAGCGGGCGAGGTCGCGGCCGAGGATGGCGTCCGCCTCCGCTGCGGTGATCGTCAGGCCCGCCACCGGCGCGGGCGGACCGGCCGCCGCCGTATGGCCGTAGCCGATCGTCCAGACGCCGGCGGCGTCGCGGTAGGCGGAAAGCCGCAGTCCTTCGTGGCGGCCGATGAAGGCGCGCCCGGCGGGGCTCGTTCGCATCTCGTCGTCTCCCGATGTCGATTGCGGTGTTGGGCGGTGATGTCGAAGCCGGTCTCGCCGAAGCCCGTCAGTCGAAGCCCGGTCGCGAAGCCCGGCAGTCGAAGCCCGGTAGTCGAAGCCCGTCTTGCCGCGGCGCGCGCGAGGCTCTACCCATCTCGCAGAGCGGCAGCGGAGGTTCGGTCATGGGTGTCGGTTCGCAGCGCGCCAAAGGCGCGGCGTCGGTGTTCGCGGCGGCGCTCGCCGCAGCCCTGGTGATGGCCACGGCCGGTTCCGCCTCGGCGGACTGTGCCGGCCAGATCATCGCACTCGAAAAGAAGATCCAGGCCGAGAATCCCGGCCTCGGCGGCATGCCCGGCGATCCGGCGGCCGCCTCGGCGGTGACGGCGCCGGCCGGCACCGCCCCCGCGCCCACCGGCGGCCCCGACCCGCTCGCCGCCGCCGACGCCTCCGGCGCCGACGCCGCCATCGCCAACCCGCCGCTCGCCGGCCCCGTCGCCGCGATGAACAAGCTCTCGGAGGCGAACGCCCTCCAGGAAGCCGGCGACGAGGAAGGCTGCCTCGACTACCTCCGCCAGGCCGAAGCGCTGCTGAAGAAGAAGTAGACGGTCGCCGTCTTCCCCTTCTCCCGGCGCAGCCGGGAGAAGGAAAGAAGCCTACTCCCCCACCCACTCCTGCGCCGCCACGGCCCGCGTCGGCAGCGCGGCCAGAACGCCGTGCCGCAGCACATGCGCCGGGTCGGCCAGCACCGCCATCGGCAGCACGAACGTCCCGCCCGCCAGGCCGACCGGATCGAGCCGGTGGCCGATGCTGGTCTCCCCGCGCACCGCCTCTGCCTCGGTCGCGGTCAGTTCGACGTAGCGCGCCTCGCTCATGGCAGCGCTCCCAGCGCGTCGAGATAGGCCTCGCAGGCCGCCGCCAGCGCCGCGATCTGGCCGCCGTCGAGCCCCGCCCCCGCCCCGGCCACCGCGAGCCGCCGCGCCGAATAGGTCGAGCCCGCCGCACCGATGCGGATGGCGTCGTTGCTGATCGATCCACTCGCCTGCGTCGGGCTCGCCACCACCGTGCCGCCGCGGAAGAAGTCGTGGCCGGCCGCGCTCGTGCGCGACCAGCCGACGAGACCGAGCGAGTCCGCTACCGCCACCGTCGTCGTGGTGGCCGCGTTGGCGCGCGCCGCCAACGACCCGGAAGACCGCGCCAAAAGCCGCGTCGCGGTGCCGGTGCCGATCTCGGCGGCGCTGGCGTTGAGGTCGGTCAGCGACCAGACGAACAGCGTCGCGTCATTCAGCGAGAACCGCGTGCCGCCGAGGCTCGGGTTGAGCCCGGTCGACAGGTACGAGGTGCTGCCGTCGCCGGCATAGCCGCGGTCCGTCACGAACGACGGCGAGTTCACCGCCGTGCAGGTGTGCAGTGCCGGTGCGATGAGATTGACGCGCCCGGCCTGGGCGTCGTGGGCGGCGAGCAGGTAGAGCACGTCGAGCCGCGTCCACAGCCCGCCCGCCTTGATCGCCCGCACGAAAACGTCGATGAGCGCCACCCGCGCCGCCGACGGCACCACCGTCATCGCCGAGGCATAGGCGGCGGCGTCCGGGTCGATCGCCCGGTAGGGCCCCGCCGCCCCGACCGGCAGTCCGATGCCGAGCATCAGACGAGCCCGACGAGCGCAGTGGCGGTGGTGTCGGTGGCGCGCACCCGCCGCACCCGCACCGGCAGCACCGTGCCGGAGGGCACGCCGGTAAACACCGTCGTGCCGCCCTCCGCATCGACGATCGACACGGCGCCACCACCGCCGACATAGAGGCCGCGCAGCAACTCGGCGAGATCGTCCTCGTCGTCCGGCGTGACGGCGAAGCAGCGCACCGCCGGACCGTCCGGCCCGGGTCCCTGGTGGGCGAAGCGATCGAGGATCGGCATGGCAGTGTCCTTTCAGAGGTTCGCAGGCGGACGCCCGGAGGCAGAGCTCCTCGGTCCGAAGGCCGCAGTCGAAAGTCGGGTCCGATGGGGACCGGCGCGCGGGCGCGCTCAGGCGGCCGGCGCAGTGAAGCGAACGACCTGCATCGCCACGCGCACCGTGCCACCGGCGAAGTCGCCGCCGTTGGCGGTGAGGCGGACCGGCGTGCCGGCATAGACGGCGAACGGCCCGACGACGCCGATGTTGGTCGCACCCGCCGCCGCCCCGAGCGACCCGCCGAACTTCGACGGCTCGCCGGCGAGGCCGCAGTCGTAGGAGGCCGCCCCCGTCATGGCCGTCAGAGTCCGCACGCTCACCGCCAGCACCAGCGCCCGCGCCGGGATCATTGCCACGGTGTCGACGAAGGGGCCGGCGAGTGCCACGTCCTCCTCGATCACCGCCGGCGCGAGGCTCGCCCCGTTCGGGCTCGCCGCCAGCGCGCTCGCCCAGCCGAGGCCGGGGCGGAACACCGCGAGCCGCGCCTCGTCGGCGACATAGCCGACCTGGCCGAGGCCGGGCGGCCGGAACACCCAGCCGCCGCCGATCCGTATCGCCACCTCGCCGGCGTGGCCGCTCCACGCGCCCGTCGCCCCCGCCGGCACGCCGTAGCGATCGCCCTCGGCCGGCGCGCCCGGCGGCGCCGTCTCGCCCACGCTCTCGAGCCGCAGCGACGCAAGCGCGTCGAGGATCAGCAGCGCCTCGTTGACGGTGACGTGCTTCTGCGCCTGCGCCGCCGCCAGCAGCGGCAGCGCCAGGTTCGGGGTCTCAGACATGAAGGAGCGCCTCCCTGGGCGTGCCGGCACCGAAGCCGGCGGCAATCTGCGCCACCCGCACGGCGAGGCTCGCCGGCGGGGCGCCGAAGTCGGCGATCTGGTCGGCCGCCGCATAGACCGCCGACGGCTCGCCGGTGACGATGCGGCGCTTCAGGGCGGAGCCGTCGAGGATTTCGAGGCGGTAGCGCTCGCGCTCCTCGCCGAGCGGCACCTCCTCCTCGCCCCAGCCGTCACCGCCGATCCGCGTCCGGCGGATCCACGACACGGTGACGTCGCCGCTGCCGGCGTCGCGCACCGCCTTCAGGTGGACGGGGCTCAGCGGCCGCAGCCCCCGCCCGCCGGGCGCCAGCGTCTCCACCACCGCCGCCGCGCCGTTCGGGTCGCCGCCGGCCGGCGTCGAGCGCCAGACGAAGGGCGTGCCGAGCTCGTCGCGCGCCACCGGAAGCGCTGCGAGTGCCCGGTCGATCACCACCACCGGCGCCCCCGCCGCGTGCCCGGCCGCCATCGCGTCCTCGGTGCCGTATTGTGCCCGCAGCAGCATCGATAGCGCGTAGGTGTCGGCGGCGACGAGCTCGGCATCCGTGAACTGCAAGAGCTCCCACGCCCCGTTTTCCGCCTTCACCGCCGCAAGGTTCGCCCCTGCCAACACAGTGTCGTCCGTGCGCGCCTCGAGCCCGGTGGCGATGCGCACGACGATCCGCCCGCCGCGGTCCCAGGCCCCCTCCGGCCCCGGGCCGAGCGGCTCGACCAGCGTGCCGATGCGCGCCGGCCGTGTCAGCGTCGCCATCGCCGCAAAGCCGTCGCCGTCGCGGCTGCGCTCGACGACGACGCCCCCTGACCACGGCCGCGCGAAGGCGGCGGCGAACGGCCGTTCCGCCGGCACGTCGGCGTCGATCGCCGGCAGGTCGAGGATGACGGCCACCGGCGCCCCATACTGCGCCAGCGCCACCGTGCGTCCGCCGCTCCGCCGCGACGCGTCCGCACGGGTGCGCCGCCGCCCGCGCCGGCGGGCGATCTCGCGGTCCAAGGCCCGCGCGGCCACCAGCCGCGTGCCGGCGTCCTCGATCTCCTCGATCACCACCTCGGTTGCGGCCGTCCCCTCGACGACCGTCACGACGTCGCCCGGCTGCAACGCCAGCTGCGAGGGCGGCAGCGCGAAGGCCACCCGCTCGCGCCCCGCCCAGCGCGCAAACAGCGCCGCGTCCGCCGCCCGGCTCATCGTCTCGGCATCGGCGAGCACCGCGACGTCGAGCTCGACCACGTGGCGCGTCGCCCCCTCGAGCCGCCGCGAGGCCGCCACCGCCGACGAGAAGTCGCGCTCGACATCGCGGTAGCCGAGGCGCACCTCGATCGGCAGCTCGCTGTCCTGTGTCCGTGTCCAGCGGACGAGCGCGCCGCGGCCTTCATCGACATCGACACGCCCGTCCGGCGTGATCGTCGCCACCGGCGGCGTGTCGGCATCGGTGAAGACGAGCCGGCTGCCGCGGTCGGAAACGATGACGTCGAAGGCCTCCACCAGCGGCGCCAGCGCCGCCCGCGCCGCCATCGGCCGGTCGATCACCGCCCCGGCGACGACGCGGTCGAGCCCCTCGACGTCGAAGGCGGTGAAGTCGTGATCGCGCAGGATGGCGCCGATCAGCGCACCCACCGTCGTGGCGCCGAGCCGCCCGTTCAGCCAGTGGCCGAGGGTCCAGTTGAGCCCGTCCGCCCACACGTCCGCCAGCGCCGGGAAGGCCGGCCACGGCCGCGCGTCCCAGGTCCACAGGTGGATGCCGTCGGGCCGCACCATCCGCACCTGTAACGCGCAAGATCGGATGGCATTGGCGGGGGCGAGGCGGGAAGAGCCGGGGGCATGCGGGAATTAACGGGCGGAGGCCCGTGGCGCCTGGAGTTCCGCGCCCTCGATTGTGGGGTCTGCAAGCCCGTCGCTGTGTCCGCCTGCGCAAGATCGAATGGCACAAAACGTCCGGGGTCCCGGCCGGCGGCTACGTGAGATGCGCTGCGAGAGGCAGAAACCCTCGGTGTTGCCCGCTCATTGCCGCGGCGAACCTACCACAAAGCCACTCGTGCGGTAGGTTTCGACGAAACGAGGAAAGTGGGCGGGAACGCTGGAAAAACCGGCAATCTACTGGAGGTGCGAACCTACCACCGAGCGCCAGCCGCGTGTTCACAGTTCGTTCGCACAAGGGACCGGCCTTCAGCGCTCATTGCGAGCGATTCACTTCATGCTGATCGCTACCCAACGAGCGTGGCGCGACGTCATTCCAAAAGGGGCGAGATCGTAGGGGAACTGATACGAGGAATACCGTGCCAGTCTGTCAGGACACCGGTGACGATAGCGGCACATCCCCCTTCGTCGTCCGGGTCCTCACACCCCTGAAAAATCCGCACCCGATCGTCACGGCTCGCAGATGCTGCATCGACCAGCAGCGCAAGACGCTGATCCTTGCAGTAGACCAGTTCAGCACCTGCCGGCACCACAGAACACGCCACTTCAATGCGCTGGCCGATCAAGGCTCTAAAGTCGACCATCACGTCGGAGACCGAAAGAATGTCTTGCGACGCAGCTGGATAAGGGCCGAGGAGAGCCAGAACCACGACAAAACTGACGCGAGTCAAACTCATGTCCATCTCACACTCCGGAGTTTGGCAGAGAGTGGACCCACGAATAGAGCCGCTCAAGGTCTGGGCCGAATAGGTCCTCGGGTTCGGCCTTTCCAAACTCTCTCCGCAGATAGGCATTCACCTTCCGCTGACCATCCGGCACGCAACGAAGTCGCGCCCGGATGCCGATCAAGCGACGTCGGCGCTCCTCTTCGCAGGGCGCTACCGGGCCGACACCAGCATCAGAGTGCCTCCCGTCCCTGACTTCAGAGATGTGCACATGCAAGTTCTGAATAGGGCCACTGATGGACACGAGGTGCCCAAGCGCAGCGAGGGAGCCGCTGGTGGACAAGAGCTCACGAAGTCGTCGTTTGTCTGAATCCTCATTGAACACGACACGCACCCCCAAGCCCTACCCCGCGAGGCGCGCGAGGCGAACTATCTTGTCGCTCCCCTGCTGCTGATCGTCTTCCTTGCTCATAATGGAATAAGAAAGTGCAATTACCTCCGCCAGTGTGGCGGGGGGTAATACTCGCCGCTGTGACTGCAGAGTCTCAGCGACAGTTTCCACAACGACCCTCAGCAACTGGTAGTCTACGGTATCGCCTGCGCTCTCGGCAACATCGAAGCCGGGACGCTTTTCTGCGGAGGGCGCCTCACCAGCTGCCAGCCACCCCACTGTCACGCCATTTTTATTCGCAATTGCAATCAAAGTGTCGAAGTCGGGGGTGCCTCCGTTCATCAGGCGGCTGACGCCTGCGGGGGATAACCCCAACCTACTCGCAAACTCACGGTCAGTTTCTCCCTGTTTTTTCAGGGAGATGAGCCTCGCGTGGAAGCCAGAAAGGCGGGCCGGATCAGACTTCCGTGGGCGCCCCACTAGTTGCTCACGATCGCAATCAATCCCTTGTTTTGTTCACGTTCGCGAATTAAATTGGTTCACGAACGTGACGAATCGGCACCCAAAAAACCGGCCTTTCGGGGCCGGTTTGCCAGGGGAGACGTGATGGCGCGGCGATGGGACCGCTTCTTGATCAAGGCCGAGATCCACAGACGTGGATCCACGCTCACGCGTGTCGCCGCCGAGGCCGGAGTGGACGGGTCAACGACACGCCACGCCCTCATTCGCCGCTCCCCAGCCGGCGAGCGTGCCATCTCCGACTTCCTCGGCGTGCCCCTGATCGAGCTTTGGCCCGAACGCTACCGGTTCACGACGTCCGGTGACGGTTCTACCGCGCGCCCCAGCCAGCGCACCAGTCAAAAGCACCACCCAGTTTCGGACATCGGAGATGCGGCATGAGGCCGAACCCGTCTGCGCCGGGCGGGGACCCGGACATGCCTCCTCGGGCGGAAGACTCGATCGTCGAGATCGTGGTGGTGACGCTGCTGACGGCGATCGTCTGCGCGGTGCTGGCCGCTCCGATTTCCGCAGGGCTCGTCAAGGTGTGGGAGTGGCTGGCATGACCCAGGCTTCGAAGCGGGTCCGACACCCGGCGTTCTGGTCGGACCGCGAAGTCCGCGAGGCCGCGACCCAGCTTCATCGCGAGATGACGCTGGACGAGGCTCGCCGCTCACTCAAGGAGCGCTTCGGCCGGGCGCGATGCCCGAGCCGGTCCGCGCTCGGCCGCTACTGGAAGGTACTCGATCGCCACGTGGCCGCGCGGGCGATCATGGACGACATCGTCATCGACGAGCGTCTCGGCTTCGCGCTGATCGGCCTCGTCGGGATGGCCGTCACAGACGGCTGGACGATGGAACGGTTCCGCGAAGCGGTGGATGCCGCCGCGCAGAACCGTGCCGATCAACTCAGTCGTCACATCCAGTTTGTGGCCGAGGTCCGGGCCCAGATGCGGGCGGACATCTTCGGGGCGACCGCTGTCACTGACCCGAGCCGTGAGGAGTGACGGTGGCAAAGACGCCCCGCACAGTTTCCTTTGCGGCGTCGCGGACGGTGACCGCTTGCGGCCCCCAGCCGCCGAGGTTGCCACGGTCGATCTGCTGCATAAGGTCGGCCTCCCAAGCATCAAGGGCTACGGCTGCGTCGTCCATCCTATTGGCGTCGATGTTGAACAGCATCCGCAGCATGAAGCTGAAGGCGACCTCCTGCCCAAATGCCTCGGGCGTCGTTATCGGCGTCGACATAACTTCGTCCTCCGATCGGGTTCCTGCACCCCCGAGCGTAGGGCAAGCGCGCAACCTGCGACAGTGGTCGGTAGCCGGGCTAACCGGGCCTGCCCTTTCTGGGCGTTTCCCCCCGAACTTGCCGGGCGGCACTCATCGCGGGTGCCGCCCCGCATTTTCCGGAGCGGGTCGATGATCTCCGGCCTGCAGCACGACCGCGTGGCAGCCGTCCTCATGCGGGACGGGCGCGCCGCGCGGCTGCCGCCGGTCGCGAACATCGCCATTGCCGAGCTCCTGGAGGCCGGAGCCGGCGTGTCGCTCCACGCCCTCGCCGTCGACCTGCGCGGCAACCGGCCCTGGGCGACCCATCGCTGGAGCATCCACGTCCGCTGCGAGCTGCAACGCGCCGCGCCGGCGCTCGCGCGCATCGGCATCGCCATCGCGATCGAGGCGGACCGGACAGTCCACCTCATCGACACCCATGCCAACCGGAGCGCCGCGTGACCGACCGCATCGAGCCGATCCCCGTCGACCTCATCGACACGCCGAACCGGCTGCGCACGGCCGACCCAGCGCGGGTCGAGGCGCTCGCCGGCATGATCTCGGAGGTGGGGCAGCTGCAGCCGATCGAGGTGGTGGAGACCGGCGAGCGCTTCCGCCTGGTGTTCGGCCTCCATCGCCTCGAGGCGGTGCGCAGCCTGAAGCTGCCGACGATCGACGGGCGGATCAAGGACGCCGCATCGGCCATCGGCGAGGCCGAAATCCGGCTGCGCGAAATCCTCGAGAACGTCGGCCAGCGGCCGCTGACAAAGCTCGACCGCGCCGTTCACCTCGCGGCCTGGAAGGACGTGCACGAGGCGCTGAATCCGGTTCGGAGCAAGCGTGACGGGAGCAGCACCTTAGAGGAATTCCAAAGCGCAAAGTTTGCGCAGCGGTTCTCGGAGGCGGTCCAACAGCGGCTCGGTCTGTCGCCCCGGTCCGTGCAGCTGGCGGTCTACATCGCACGCGGCATCGGCCCGGAGATCCGCGAGCGGATCTCCTTCACCTGGCTCGCGGATCACCAGCGCGAGCTTGAACTGCTCGCTGCGGAGCCGGCAAAGCGGCAGGTGAAGATCGTCGACCTGCTATTCGCTGAGCCGCCCAAGGCCACGTCGGTCGGCGACGCCATCGCCGTCCTCGACAAGGTGCAGGTCTCGCCGACGACGCCAATTGCTCGCCTCTCCGGCGCCTTCGCCAGGCTGCCGCAGCGGGAGCAGTGGAGCTTCTTCGACGCCAACGCCGCGCTCATCGACGCTTGGCTCAGCGAGCGGAGGCGCTAGACCGTGAAGCGCCGGGGAGACACGCAGACGCTCGATCTGCTTAGCTGGGAGCTGCCGCAGGTCGCCGCCGAGTTCGCCGATGCGGACTACGGCCGGGCTCCTTTGGCCCAGCAGATCTCCCAGGCCATCGGCCTCGCGCTCGGGAAGTCGAGCAAGACCCGCGATCAGATCGCCAAGGAGATGAGCGAGTTCCTGGGCGAGCCGATCTCCCGCGGGATGCTCGACGCGTATGCCTCGCCGGGCAAGGAAAAGCACAGGATCACGCTCGAGCGGTTCATGGCACTCATCCATGCTGCCGGGTGTCCGCAGTTGCTGGGGTTTGTCGCCCGGCAATTCGACCTCGCGGTCGTCAGCGCCGACTACGTCGAAGTGATCGAGCTGCAGCTGATCGACGAGCACCAGCGGGAAATCGACGAGTTGAGGGCCGTTCGCCTCCGCAGCCGTCGGAGGGCCGGTCGGTGAAGGAGTGGCTTACCCTCACGGAACTGCGCGATCTCGGGCTGTCTGGCCTGCCACGGAGCCTCGGCGGGCTGCAGAAGCTCGCCCTTCGCGATGCGTGGGAGGCGAACCCCGATCTCTGCCGCAAGCGCGAGGGCCGCGGTGGCGGGCTCGAGTACCACGTCGCCGCCTTGCCGCTGATGGCGCGGCTCGACTTCCACCGCCGCAACCTCAAGGTGGATGCACCGCCGGCGCCGCCCGCCCCGGCGCTCACCGACACGCTGCCGGCCGGCAGGCCGCTCGCCGAGCGCGACGCCCGCCTCGCTCTGTTGCGGGCGGCCGACGCGTTCCGCCGTGCGTCTTCCGGTGGGCGGTTGTCGATCATCGCATCGGATCAGATGTTCGCCCGCCTTTACACGGCCGGGAAGGCCGAGGTGCCGGCATGGGTGACGGCAGCGGTGCCGAAGCTCTCGGCCCGCTCGCTCGCCCGCTGGCGCTCGGCCGCGCGCTTCGGTGAGACGACGAAGCTCGCAGTCGATCGCGGCGAGAACCGCCGCGGCAAGGGCTTGCTCGAGATCGCCAACGACGGGGCGGTGCGCACGCATATGCTGGCGCTCCTGGTGGCGCAGCCGATGCTGTCGGCCGACCACATCCGCCGGCTGGTGCGGGCCGAGTTCGGGGATGAGATCGCCAACCAGCACGGCGAGCTGGTGCCGCTGCCGCCGATCCGCACCTTCCAGCACGTCCTGAAGGGGTTGAAGGCGAGCCACCGGGTCGAGCTGACGGCCCTGACGAACCCCGACCAGTTCCGCTCGCACTTCGCGGTCGCCGGCACGAACTCGCTGCGCCATGTCGTGCGGGCGAACCAGCTCTGGCAGATCGACGCTTCGCCCGCCGACGCGCTCTGCACCCACGGCCGCTACTCGGTCTACGTGGCGGTCGATATCGCAACCCGGCGTCTGATGGTGCTGGTGTCGCGGACGCCGCGGGCTTCCGCGGTCGGGCTCCTGATCCGTCGAGCCATCCTGGCCTGGGGCGTGCCCGAGGCGATCAAGACCGACAACGGCTCCGACTTCGTCGCTGTGCAGACGCAGCGCCTTTTCACGGCGCTCGAGATCGACGCGGTGACGTCAAACGCCTTCAGCCCGCAGGAGAAGGGCCACGTCGAGCGCGCGATCCGCACCCTGCAGCACGACCTGGTGACGACGCTGCCGGGCTTCGTCGGCCATTCGGTCGCCGACCGGAAGGGCATCGAGGCGCGCAAGAGCTTCGCCGAGCGGCTGGGGGAGAGCGAGCACGACACCTTCGGGGTCGCGCTCGACGGTCACGGCCTGCAGGAGCGCTGCGACGGCTGGGTCGACAACATCTATTCGCACCGGGCACACGCGGGCTTGAAGGGTCGAACCCCTTTCGAAGCTGCTTCAATGTCCCGCGAACTGGTGAGGACCGTTGACGAACGCGTCCTCGACGTGCTGCTGGCGCCCTGCGCCGGCGGCGACGGCTACCGGGTAGCGACGAAGCAAGGCATCCGGGTCGACCACTTCCACTACCTTGCGCCATTCCTGATGCCGGGCGACCGCGCTTTCGTGCGGATGGATCCGACCGACCTCGGCCGCATCTACCTGTTCGACGCTCCGGACGGCCGGTTCCTCGGCCACGGGGTGTGCGCCGAGCTCGCCGGCATCGACCCCGCCGAGGCGGTCAGGGCCGCCAAGGCCGAACAGAAGCGCATCATCGACGGCCGCATGCGCGAGGCGAAGGCCGAGGCGAAGCGGATCGCCAAAGGGCCGGCGCTCGCCGACCTCATCCGCAAGGACGCCGAGGCGCACGCCCCGAACCTGATCGCCTTCCCGAAGCGGGAAATCGCGCACGAGACGCCGGCGATCGCCGCCGCCCTCGAGGCAGCCGCGCCGGCACCGGCGCCGCAGCATTCCGAGGAGGCGCTGGCGATGCACGCGCGGCTGCAGGCCGAAGCGAACGTCGTGCAGCCGATCCGCGACACCGATACGCCGCACATGCGCTGGCGGCTGGCGCTCGATCTCGAGGCGGCGCTGGAGCGCGGCGAGGATCTCTCGGAGAGCTCCCGCCTGTGGCTCGGCGGCTACCAGAAGGGCCACGAGTACCGCGGCTTCGGGATGACGTACCGCGACAGCCCGGAGCCGCCCGTCTCCGCAACACCAAAGAAAAACCCCGCCGAAGCGGGGCAAGTCAACGTCTGATGAGGTGGGAGAATGACAGCGTTCGGCAGTAGCGGCAAGGGACAGATCCCGATCAAGAACGTCTCGTCTTTCATGGCGCTCGCAATGCGCCTGATCGAGCGTGATCCGAACCTTCCAGGCCTCGGGGTCTGTCATGGACCGTCGGGCTACGGCAAGACCTACAGCTCGATCTTCGCGCAGAGCCGGACCCGGGCGGTACGTGTCGAGGTCGGCGACAGCTGGACCCGCAAGGTCCTGCTGACGAACATCCTGAAGGAGCTCGGCATCGCCCCGAAGGGATCGAACGGCCAGCTCGCCGAAACGGCGATCCATGCCCTCGGTGAAGACCCGACCCGTCCACTGATCATCGATGAGGCAGACAAGCTCATCGACAAGGGCATGATCGAGCTTGTGCGCGAGCTGCTCGATCAGTCGGGGGCGCCGATCATTCTCATCGGCGAGGAGCAGCTGCCGCGCAAGCTCCTGTCGATCGAGCGGGTGCATAACCGCGTGCTCGACTGGATGCCGGCGCAGGCGTGCGACGAAGAGGATGCGGCGCTCCTTGCGGCTGCATTCTGCGCCGGCCTGACAATCGCCCCCGACCTGCTGGCCGCGATCGTCGGCGTCAGCCAGGGCCGCGCCCGGCGCGTCGTCACGAACCTGTCGCGCTGCACCGAGGTCGCCCGCAATGCCGGCAAGGCGACGCTCGGCCTCGCCGACATGAAGGGTCGCCTGTTCACTGGCGTCCCGCCGGCGGCGCGAACGATCGATGCCTACCGTTCGCGGGCAGCGTGATGAGCAAGGTCCTGAAGATCGAGATCCGACGCCCGCTGCGAGGCTTCGAGCACTACTGGACGGTGATGAAGCAGCTCGCTGCGGAGCTCGGCACCTTCACGACGAATGACGTCGAAGCAGAGTGCTCCGCCGGTAGCGACGTGGCGGATTATCTGAAGCGGCTCGAGCGGGCCGGCATCGCCGAGAAGACTGGCGAGACGGAACCCGGCGCCGGCGCGCCGCGCGTTGTCTGGCGGCTGAAGCGCACGCATGGCCCGGCGCCGCGGCTTCGGCGCGACGGCACCGAGATTCCGATGGACGGGCAGCAACGGCTATGGATCGCCATCCGCAGCCTTGGCGTCTTCACCATCCCCGAGCTCGCCTACGCGGCGACCCTCGATACGCCCGTTCCGCCGAACACGGCCGCAAGCTACGTGCGCCGCCTGAAGGACGCCGGCTACCTCACTCAGCAGGGCGCGAGCTATCGGCTGAAACCGTCGATGAACACCGGCCCGGAGGCGCCGAAGATCCTGCGGACCCACACGGTGTGGGATCCGAACCGGCGCGCCTTGATGGGCCAGGCGACCACCGAAGAGGTGTCGTCGTGAGCCGAGCCGCCACCGACTTCACCGCCAAGGCCCGTGCCGCCTGGGGCGAGACGCCTCCCGAGTGGGTGGAAGCGCTGGCGGCTGAGGCGACGCGGACGAGCGCCAGTGCCGTCGCCACACGCCTCGGCTACTCGCCGCCGGTGATCTCCGAGGTGATCGCCAATCGCTACCGAGGGGACGTCCAGGGCGTGGCTGAGGCCGTCCGCGGCGCCTTCCTCGGTGCCGAAGTCGATTGCCCGGTTCTTGGCAGCATCGGCCGCGACCACTGCCTCGACCAGCAGCGCAAACCCTTCATGGCGACGTCGAGCGTCCGGACGCGACTTTACCGCGCCTGCCGCGGCGGCTGCCCGCACTCACGCATTGGAGGCGAGAAATGACCGAGAAGCCGGTTGGCACTACGGCCACGCTCCTGAAGCTCGAGGACCTACAGGCGTGGCTGCACTCTACCGCCGTGCTGCTGCGCGGCTGCGACCGCGGGCTCGTGCTGACGCCCCGGGACTGCGTCGAGATGGAGAAGCTCTGCCGCCGTGCGGCGACCATCGTCGGCGCGGCGGTGGACGAGGGTGCGGCCGCCGAACGGGCGCGCCAGCGAGCCGCC